GAAACTTTTGCGGGGGTAGTGTTAAAGGTCTGTTCTGAAGCGTTGTCTGAGTAGTAGCCCCAACCGCCGGGGACATAACTCCATGTACCAGAACCGGCACCATCTGCTATGTAAACCTTACCAACACCAGCTGCTGCTGCACCCTTAGGCTCATGAAGATACGGGTCTGTGAGGGTTGAGTGGTTGATATTAGCCATTGAAATCTCCAAGAGTTGTAATTAAAGGGGGCCACCAGTATTCCAGTGGCCCCAGTGTGCTTATTAGCTCCAGTCGATGTATTCAATCACCAACTTACCAGAACCGGCGGTATGAACAGCAGTACCGTAGTTGAAACCAACATATGCGTTAGCTGCTCCTACGTTCTGCGTACCGTCAGCAAGAGCACCATCACAAACGACTGCAAAGTCATCTGCAAGGGCTGCGAGGGCGATTGCAGCATCGATGCCGTCTGCATCAATAGCAGTACCGGCTGAGTTATACAGACCGATACCCAAAGTAGCCGCTCCACCAGAGGTGAAAGCAGTGTCCACGATGAAGTGCGCTGAAACAATCAGGGCATCAGCAGGGATGAAAGCGTCAGTAGGTCCAGCAGCAGTGCTGTAAGATGCACCAAGAGTGGTAGCGTCTTCCAAGTCTACAACCAGAGCCTTACGGACACCAACAGCAGTTGAGCCGTTGGTCTGTACTTCACCCTGTTCTTCGTGCATAAGGACGGTCAAGCCGTCAGCGTTAGTCCAAGACATAATATTCTCCTTCTATGTCAAATTATACGTTAGTTTTAGAAACAACGCGAACCATGTTTTCAGGACGGTACAACTTCACGCCGTAACGTGCAGTCATGACATATTCGTCCCGCTGGAAGTCCTTGTTGTAGTCATAATCGACATCAGGCTCCTGACGCCATGCGCCCACGAATGGGTTAGCAGTCATGTCAGCAGAGAAGAACAAGTTGGCCTTACCATTGACAGAGCTGAAGTCTACGTTTGCGTCAGCAGCGGTAGGCAGAGCAGAGTCAGTGATGTCTTTCAGGTAGTTCGAGCAATATACGTCGAACCCATACACGTTCTTCAAGAAGGTCATGCCAGAAGCAATACCGTCAGATACGATGCCTTCCCAACGTGGGTTGTCAGAAACATTAACCAAGTTGGTCAAGGTGTTCAGAGTGAACTCAACAGATGGGTCAACGATAGCAACCAAGTTACGATCTGGAACATTAGCTTTCTTCAAAGCATAACGTGCACGGGCGAAGTCGTCTACTTCGATAACAGCGCCAGTACCACCAGCAGCCCAACGGTGTTCAATACCGTCGATTGCTTCATTGGAGTTAGCAGATACGCCAACTTCAGGGGTAGCCAGAGTAGTGGTCTCGAAGTGAGCCATGATCGCACGTTCCATCTCAGGGACAAAACGGGAGACCAGCTGGTTCATGTAGAATGCGTCCTGCTTAGCTTTCTTCGTGATGTAGGTTGCGCTGGACAGGTACTCATCGATCGTGAACTGGAACTCACCAGTGTCAAGAGGACGGTACTGGACAGCAGTATCTTCGGCATAGTCATCGACTTGCGCCTGACCAATCGAAGGAATGGTGAACGTATCGCCATCAGGGAAGCCGTCAAGCATACGTACATATTTCTGTGCAAACATTTCGTCGCGCAGGATTTCTTTAAGTTCGGCACTCCAGATTTCGTCGCGAATCAAGAGAGCACTATTGGTAGTGTTCATACCAGACATTGTTTTAACTCCATGTTAAAGGTTATGACATACCGAACCTTGACCCAAGTCTTTGACGGTCTTCAGCCATCTGTTGTTGTGTCTTGGGGTTGTAGTATAAGGAACGGTCTTTGCGTCGGAGGTCTTGGTAATATTTCCAGTCCCTCTGACCTGTGGTTTGTGCACCAGCTGCTTCGGTACGAATGCTTCCAGCGGTCATATCAACCTTGGTAGTCTGCGCTTCACCAATAAGGGCCATGAAGGCGGTAGGACTTTCGGCGGCTAACTCCTGCATTCGGGTCAACGGCAATCCAAGTTCTGCGGCTTTTTGCTTCACGATGTTATTAGCTTCAGCTCCATATTTATCAGCCAACGACTTGTCAACTGATGCAATGTTCTGACTAACGGTAGCATCTTTCTCTCGCTTAGTTAGTGCGTCTTCAACAAGGGCTTTCAGGTCGTCCTCACTAATGGCCTGACTGGTATCGTCGGAATTAGTGCCGCTATTATCGGGTGACGCTGCTTGAGGTGTTTCCTGCGCGGGTACAGGGTCCTTGGTCTCAAGAGTTTCGAGTAGCTTAGCAGCATAGTCTTGCTTAGCTAGGTCCTGACGAAGCTCTGCCAACTGTGTCTCTAGGGACGCAATATGGGTATCGGCTTCAATCTTCCCCTTGGCAATAACCTCTGGGTCATTCCAAGTCTCTCCACGGTCTTTTACCAGCTGCTCAATGTACGACGTGGTTTCTGTGGTCGCACCGGCCTCTGGGTTGTTTGTAGTCTCTTCGTTTGCGGGGGTTGCCGCTTGTTCGTCAAATACTGACATTACTTGTCCTTTTGGTTAAGGTCTATAGTTTCTAGGATGTCGCTGAGAGCACGGTTGTACTCATTGGCAGCGATCTGCTTGTATTCCCAGCCGGGACCATACTCACGTACAGCCTCCTGCTTGGCGAATTGGTCTAGGATGACTTCCCTGAGGTCGTCAAAAGCGTTACGGTAGGTCAAAACCTGAGCCTTACGCTTCTCCTTTTGTTCTTGTGTTTTGGTGTGGCCTTTGAGCCAGTACATCTTCATCAGACGCCTTCCTCCACTGCCATTGCTTGCTGTTCTTCCTGAACCAGAGCAAGTTCTTGTTGGAACTTCTGTGCATCTGCCTGTTCAGAGATAGCAACATTCTCTTGGAACAAATCTTCCTCTCCAAGTTCATGTGCCATTAGACGGGCAAACTCTTTACCTGACAAGTGAATAGACACTGTTGGGTCACCAGCCTTGATCTGCCACAATTGTTGCAGCTGCTGAACCCTACGAGCTCTCTCAGCGAAGTGACGTGCACCCATAGGCTCAATTGAACCCTTGCCGATAATGTCCTCTTTAGTGATACGTTGGAAGACCTGTGCTCCGCTGTCTTCATCGACAACCTCAATCATGTCTTCAGTATCAAGCAGACGTGCAGCCATAGCCAACATATCATTCAGCTGTACTTCAATGAACATGCGCTCATAGTGAGCAGTCTTGTGTTCAAAGATACGACCAGCGCTGTTCTGCAGGGACTGCACTTCAAAAGCTGTCTTCTCGCCGGGGGTACGAATACCCATAGCTTGCTTAGGTGCACCTGCCAGCTCTTCCATTAGCTGCTGTAGCTGATTGATCTGCATGTCAGCCTGTAGGGCAGTAGCATCTGGCTGAAGGTAACCAATGTCACCCTCTTCACCTAGGTAGATACGTGCTCCCGGCTCAAAGTCGAAGTCCTCAACGTCACCCTTGATCTTCAGGACAGGATACGCGATCTGGTCGAACACGTCAGCCTTAAGGTTCTCAAGGTGATCAATACGGTACTGGAGGCCGATAAGGTTATCCAGTGGACCCATTGCAATAAGGTTGTCAGGACGTTCACGCCAGCCTACGTGGTGGATAGGAGCTCTACCGTGCCACGATGGGTTCTCTTCGTTACCTACAACATACGCACGGTCAATGAGCGTGATCTTACGGTCAGTCATGAACTCACCGTTTTCCTTGTTGTACATATCTCCGTAGAACGTCAGCACCTCAACGTAATCGCTGTTGTAGTACTGCTGGATGTTAGAGAAGCCGTCAGCTGTGAAGCCTTCGCCCTTCTCATAGTGTGCGTCTGTAGAGCGTACGTGCGCCCGTGCAGACATTGTTCTCTCAAATGCTTCCTTGAACAGGAGGTTGCCGTTGTGGTCAGCTTCCCGCTTAAGTTCGCCAAGGGTCTTGAGTGACCGGACGATCTTTGGGCTGTCAATGAAGGTTGTGGCAGCAGGGTTAAACATGATGTCATAAGGGCTGATACGGCAGAGCATAGGGCCCTTGTACCGCTGGTGTACTTCACCATTCTCCATGACGCTGTAGTCGTCTACCCACTTGATCATTGAGAAAGCATTGCCATACAGGACGTAATCTCTTAGCAGTTCATGGTGCGTCTGTACGAACTTGGACTGCTTGATCTTGGTACTCATGTATCCCTTGATACGCTTGGTCTTATACTGCTTAGCATCTTCCATGCTGGAGGCTGACCAACGTACCCAGTTAGCCTGGGGGAACAGGGTTGCTGTGTAGTTTGCATGTAAGTTGTCAGCAATCTGTTAGACCAAGGCAAGATAGCATTAGCTGTGCTTGTGGTGTCCGTAGCATATACGTAGTTACGGATTTCCTTAGTCTGGTCAGTCCAGTTCTGACGTAGCATACGCCACTCTGTCCACTGGTTGCCAATCTCTACCGCCAGCTGGTCTGGGGACAGAAGGTGCTCTACATCAATTGTCGTTGTCATTATCTGCTCCCTGCGCGGAATTTCGAGTTAGCCCACACAATGTTTGATTTCCGTTCGCGTCCTAAGGACCTTGTTGGTCTGACTGCCATATCAACAGCTGAAGCCAGTGCATCCTTCACGTCATCGTGAGGCGGGTTACGCATACTCAACTCATCTTCCAGATACTGAGTATTGCCACCGCGATAATGCCACATCTGAAGATTGTCATACCTAGGCTCCAAGATCGAACTGATGCGCTCTTCTTTGTTGCCCTGTTGTTTGTTTGGGCGGTACTCTTCGATTGCAAGAGATAGCCCATGTGTCTTAACCTGTTCTTTGAGTTGTTTCACGATAGCCATCTGAGCTACAGTTACCTCTGCCCGCATCTTACGGAAGAACCACTTGGTGTGCGCATCGAAGATATGCTCAAAGTAGTCTGATATCCTGTCCGTACGGAACCTGTCGATATCTATGACGTACACATTGTTCTCAGCATCTACACCGATCGTCACCAGAGCCGTATAGTCAGCCTTGGTACTCAGCGAGAAAGCAAAGTCGATGGCAGCATATACGTTCAACCTGTTACCCTTGTAGTACCAGTAGGAGCCTTCGAGAACCAGATGCTTCCTATCGAAGTACTGGATCTTCTCTCTGCCTACAGGTATGTTATCTGGATCACTAGGATCGTTGTAGTACTGAGCCTTGAACTGTCCCTTGTCTAGGTACTTGCCCCGTTTCTTAGCTAAGGTTGGGATATCAAACCCAAACCACTTGCCATCCTTACGTTGCTGTCGTGGCCACAGGAACTGACCAGTGCCATCCCCCATATCCTCAACAGGACGCTCAAAGACTTCGTAGATAGGCTCTTCGCCCAGCTGGTTACCGTCTTTATCAAAGAGTATTTCACGCATCTCCATGAGACTGTTGTACAGGTCTTTCGAATGGTAGCGTGTACCAACGACCCACTCTTGTGCGTCAGCCCCTTCAATGGATGCCAACAGTGAATACTGGGAGGCTACCTTGTTACGACCTTCTTGTGTCAGGGCGTTCTCTGCTACAACAATATCATCGAGTACAGCAATATCACAATGAAGCCCAGTGAGGCTAGTTGTAAGGCCTCCGGTGAAAACAGCAGGTTCACGAATGTTCTCCTTCTTACGCAGAGGGTGGTCAAGGCCGATCTCTGTGTTTGTCCACTTGGTCCGTTTGCCTTCTTCAACATGAAGGTGCTCAGGCCAGTAGCGTTTGAATATAGGGCTGTCGATCAATCCCTTGATGAACCCTAGCTGCTTCTCTGCCAAGTTGGCTGTGGCTGAAATGTACAGCACACGGAGCGTAGGGTCCTTTGCTAGGGCCTGTGCAACCCTGTAGGCTACCAGACGTGACTTGCCGT